GAAATCATATTCTCTATATCATTACTCATAATTTAACTCCAATTTGTTGTTTAGTTTTCATCCTCATCATCAGTGTCTAGTTCTGGTTCAGTTTCCATTTGTTTTTGCATGGACTCTATTTCATCCACCGTCATTCGGAAAACGTGTTTCTGAACATATTCTTTTGAGAACCAATCACCTATAAAGGGCTCCATAGTATTTAATATTTCCAAACGATCTCGTAATAAATCCATATCACGCATCTCAGCATAATGACCATCTTTAATATAGTTATAACTAATGTTTTCTTTAACTGTTGGCCAATCTTCTTCTGCAATAACTCCCTTGAGTAACAGTTGTGTTTTTAGTATATCATTAAACAAGACATTAAATTTGTTCCGTAATTTCTGAACAAACTTAGTAAACTTTACTTCATCTCTTGTAATTTCTGCACCTCGACCTAAACTAAATGTACCCTCTGATCCACCCTCTAAACGGCTTACAGGTATATTTAAAGACCGATATAATTTCTTTTGAAAATAGATAATGTCATCTATTTCTCCTAGATTCTGACCGCCAGGCAAAGTAGTTATTTCTGTTCCTCGACCACCTTCTCTACGAGGTAACCAAAAATCTTCTAACATACTCATCTGTTGTCTATCATCCCGAATTTCACCAGTTGAAGCGTTGTACACCAACTTGTTTCGGTAACGATTCATTACATCTTTTAGATATTGTTCTGCCTTTACTTTAGGTAGGTTACCAACATCAATGTAGAAAATTCTACGTTCTGGAGCTCTTGCAATACGATATATTACTACAGCATCCTCAATCATTCTAAGTTGATTGACAGGTTTGATTGCTTTGTGAAGGTAGGATGTGATTATGGATTTTTGGGGGTCAAATAATCCTGAAGGACAATATGCGATTGCATCAGAAGTAATTTTCATCGCAGAATGTGTTCCTTGACCAGCCTCTTCTGTATACAAGTAATAATCATCTATAACTTCTACACTAGGCGAACCCTTTTTTGTTACCTTCTTGTCAACTTTTTTAATTCTTTTTAATTTTATTGCATCAACATATCTTAATTCTTGTATTCCTTTTTGTGGCTCTTGTTCATTTACAATTTTATGAAAGGCAATTCTTCCATCAATATACCATCTTCTAAAATGGTCATGAGCTCTATTACTGAAATCTAACAAACGTAATATTTGTGAGAATTCTTCCCTAACTCTGGTTTTAAGTTTGTCTGAATAGGGTAAACCATCAGTAACTATAGATACAGACTCTCTTTTTTCATCAGTATTTATAGATTCATTAACAATATCATCAATTGCAAGATCACATTCTGGATGCTCTGAAGTAGACCTATAACGTCTAACTAGGTCAGCCTCAGTTTTAGAGTGACCTTCAATGTCTATAAATTCACTATAGAATCCAGCTGCGGCTGTACTTGCTCCATCTTCGGGATCTGGAAGAACAAAACTAGGTAGTTCTTCCTGATCCTTAGATTTATTTTTAGTTATTTCAAATCCAAATATTTGTGCCATAATTCTCCGTACTCATTATTTATCAATGTAAATATTTATACGAATTATTAAGTGGTAGTATTTGATTCAAAATATTGGTAACGATATGATACTTCAAACTCTTCAACTGCATCGTTTCCATCGTAAGTTAATTCGATGTTTGCGATAGTCAAGGGCCATAGACCTCTAAAGGTATATGATTTGATTACTTGACCAGCCCGATCCAGTTGATCCACGAAAGCATCAACTTGATAATCAGAAGGATTTTCCAATCCACTATTATCAGACAATGCATTAATCTCGTTCATCCACCGTTCAAAGGCATTACGGATTAGAAAATCCGTATCGTTAAAGACAGTAGTAGTCCACGCTTCAAATGTTCGATCCCCTGCAATATACAGTTGACGACCACGAAATGGGACAGCTACTTCACCCAGCGTCATGCCAGGCAGGTTTGTTGATTTGCAGAGAAAGGACATTACTCTTGATTCTCCACCCACAGATGAAAAGCCGGGGAAAGGCATAGTAACTTGAAATTGGTTACCTCTTGCTCCTCCACCTTTTAATACTGCTTTAAAGTCATTTATGTTTGCCATGTGTATCTCCCTATGCTCCTGCTACTTCACTAAATGCAACACCAGTTTTCGTGGCGATGAAATTTAGAGAAATAAAGTTAATAGACCGAGCAGGTTTGACAAAAATGTCAGCAACGAACTCGTTACGATCAACAACCGAGCCTGGGTTGTTAGTGTCATCACATACAACTAGGAAGTCTGTAACTCCCCTACGACCTTGTACATCTCGTAAGAATGGTTCAACCATGTTCCTAAAACCGGCTCTTGTGAACTCATCATTGAATTCAAACAACTGGAATTTAGCTGCGGTTGAGATTGCTTTTTCTAATACGATAAACAATCTTCGTACATTGATACGATCAAATGCACTTGGTTTTGATTGTGCAGTTTTGTCACCAAAGAGAATTGTTCCTTGGCCCGGAAACGCACAAACTGGATTTATTCTTGAACGATACAGAATATCTCTATTTGCTTTTTGTGGATTGTAAGCAAGTTTTACAACTCCTCTTACTTGACCACGATTAAATCCGCCTGGACTAAACCACGCATCTGCAACTAGATCTGTTCTCGCACAGAGTCCTGCCATATCTCCGTTTAGAGGCACCCACCGATAAGAATCGTTGTACTTATCATATGTGTATTTGTACCCACTATCGAACATACCATAGGATGTTGATGTTAGTGCATCAAAGAAACCCTTAACATTTGCTGTTTGAGTTACTTCAGTAGCAACATTAACAACATCTGAAATTTCTGGAGAAATAAATGCAACTGCATCTTTTCGGTCAGTACACATATCCAAAGCATTTCCTGCTTTAGTTGATGTACACTTACCACAAATGAATAGATTTAAATCAACTGTTTCGGTATCTTTGAAACGATCAATTCCATCTTTCATCTCACCTTCAGTTAATGCATAATCGTCTGCACCACTTGAAAGTTGAGTTGATGTAATTACTTCTGCAGCTGCACTATACAAGGTTGAACCTTGTGCATCTGCGGTATTACCATATCCAGTATTGACACTAGGATGATCCATCCAGAAAATATACTGTGAACCATTATAGATTGCATCTGAATAATAACTTGCAGAACCATCACTAGCTCTTGCATCTGAAACTTTAGATAATCCAGTCCACTTTTCAAGAATAGTTTTTGGAACACCAGTAATGTTACCATTTTCATCAGTTATGATAATGTGCATTTCATCAGCAGTAGATACTCCTGTACGATCTGCTACAAATGTTGATGTGCCAGGAGCTCCATCAAATTGATCGTAATATTCCCATCGTCTGCGAACATTAGTTGCATCTGCGATGATAGACCTTAATCCACCAGCAGTATTTGTAGTACCATATCTTTCAATGGTTAAATTATCACCAGTAATTGCAGTTACTTTATATTCCGAACCATCGGTTTCCTGAAGATAAATTATATCTCCTACGTTATATTTTGCACCAGCGGCTCCAGAACTACCACCAGCATTATCTACTGCTAGAGTTGTATCACCAACTGCACCGGCAGTTTCTACAACACCAAGAGTATCTTCATTACCAGAGAATGTTTCTTCAAACTCACTCGCACTTGGACACATGGAAACTTTTAAAGTATTTCCCCATGCACCAGCTGACCTTGCGGCCCATTGTCCTACACTTGCAGACCCATCACTATATGGCCCTGTTGTGCCGTCACCATCTGAATAGTGACCTGTTCCCTTAATCAAAAGTGCTGTTCCTGAGACACAAGCATTTACGGCTGCACTCGCAGGTCTTACGACCCTCAATGCATTACCATATCCGAGAAATGATGCTGCAGCTAACCAATCTTCAAATTGGTTACTGGTAGACTGTGGTTCACCGAAAACGGCTACCAACTCTTCCTCAGAAGCTATTGCGGTGATAGTATCGGTAGGCCCCTTTTGGGCGGCCATTACTATGCCTGCAATAGATGTTGCTACGGCAGGAACTACATTTGTTAAGTCTTTTTCTGTTACCTGTACGCCAGGCGAAACTTGAAATGCCATTCCAACTCCTTTTTGTTAAATAGAAATGTTATTACACATATTTAGACATTTGAGAATCTTGAAAACTCAATTTATACTGTTTATATAGTATAAATATTTGTATGAAACATTACGACAAATACAAAGAAACTATTATAAAAGGTGTAAGAAAGGCCGAAAGAAAACGTGATATATGGATTAACGAATACCTTGCAGAGAAGGTATGTGCATATTGTGAGGAAGCAGAGACTTGTGCATTGGCATTCTACCCTGACAACAAAGAGGTCAGAAAATTATCGAGATCTAAAGGACTTAGAGAGGAACTTAGATTATCAATATTGGAAAAGATACAATCGAATAAGATTGTGTGTTTGAATTGTGAAGCTAAATTAAATAATGATATTCAGTTATCACCAATCTTTTAAGTATTCTGTATTAGATGTTACAACTGGATTCCATACTGAACCAAACTCATCTATAGTTTCTCCATAATTTACACCATCTTCATCCGTAATACCATCTAGGATAAACCCGAATGGAGCCATATCTTGGTCAACCATGTCCTGTTTCTCCTTCCAGAGTTGTTTACGAATATCCATGTTAACAAGTTCTTTAAAGTATGTTTGGTCACACAACCACGCAAATAGTACTAAACACATCACCAAGTCATCAGTATTTCCATCCTCACCAGACCAAGACTGACCTTTACCTACAAATGAAGACAACTCTGAAATGGTATCAAAGTCACATATCAACATTTTGTCATCCTCCACTAGAGTCTTCAAATTAGAACACCCTATCTTTTTGAGTGATTTGGTTGTCCTGACTCCTAGTTGTGCTTTGGCTCCAGAGAATCCACCCCCTGCAACTTGACCACTTCGACCACGTTGTGTAGTCATAATCATGTTCTCATATTCTAGGTCAAACTGTAGTGCATCTGAAACTTGACCTCCAATATCATTAATCTCTACAAGTACATATGCAAGGTTATATGCAGTAGCCACCTTATGTATTATCACAGGAAAATTCATAGGTTTAATTTCATTATCCCGATAAACAGCAACTTGTTTATAAGGAACTTCAGATACATCTATTACCATAAATGCAGAATAATCGTTTGTGACCCCCCTAGAGACATCGACAACGACTACATAGGTGGAATCTCCACTGGGTTTCTCATACACTTTTAACCCTGCACTATGGGTGATTGCATTGCCGTGTGACATTGTTCCCAATTTAGATGGATGTATTAGTGTGTTAGAAGACCCTAGAAATGAACAGTTAAATTCTGTCTCAAACTGTTCTTCTCCAATATTCTTAATAGTTTCTTTCTTCCACTTCTCATCACGGCCTGGAATTTCATCCCAATTAACGTCAATAGGAACATAAGTGTTTCGACCATTCTCTGCATCATTCCACAACTTGTAAAACATATTCATACCATTAGGTGTACTCACCATCATTACTTTGGACTTCTGACCAGATGATATTGTAGGATATACAGAACTTAGGAATTGAGTTGCAATGTTATTAGGAACATACGCAAACTCATCTAGGAAGATAATGTTATAAGAACCACCACGAACAGCAGAAGCTGAAGTAGAACTTGCAAGAATCTTAGAACCATTCTCTAATTCTAAAGAACCCTTGTTCCATGTCATTACCCCCTGTTGTAACCACTTAGGGAGATGTTCATATGCAAGTTGGAGTCTCCCTAATAGGTCTCTAGCAACTGTGGCCTTGTTTGCAAGAATTGCCACACTTACAGATGCATTAAATAAAGCATAGTAAAGTAGATATGCAATGATGGTAGTAGATTTACCAGACTGTCTAGGAAGTTTACATATAGTGAATCTTTCAGTATGGAAAGTCCACATCATGTCTCTTTGGAAAGGATATAGTTTAAATGGGATAAGACCCAAATCTAAACTTACAATTCTTATGTATGTCTCTGTAAAATAAACAGGGTCATCCATACACTTGGCATATTCCCCAATCTGTTCCTTAGTAAACTCTATAGGAACATTAACTTTTTTAAGATTGGGGTTATCACGATATAGCTCAGTCATTCTTTTTCTTATTAATGATGGCTTGTAATTCAGCAGTAGACCCTACAAATAAAGTATTATTATTGGTAACTTGTTTGGGTTGGTCTGAATCTTGCAGTTTTTTCTTAGTAGCTTGGAGATTGACTAACTTCTCTGCATTGTCTGCATTAGTCTTTAGGATTTGTCCAGCCACCTCATAGGCTCGTGGATGTTGTGATTCTTGAGCAACTTGCAGGATACCTTCAAGTGCATCCTGTCCACGCTCAATTACATTGTACAGATTTTCTCGACTATACTTAAAATCATCATCGTCAATATTATCCGTACTATGTCGTGGAATTACAGTAACAGTTTTTTGTGGGGTGACTATAGGTTCTGCAATTCCCAAAAGGTCATTGATTTTTTCCATCTACTCATCCTGTCCTGTTTCTGCATTAAATGTTTTTGAGTCTTCAAAGAAAGAATGTGTTTCATTAAAACCGAAATCGTCATCCATATCAGCACCGGCTGGTGATGCGGTTGTGGTAAGACGTTGTTCTCTCTTAGGTGCATTTGCTGAGGAATCTGTAAATTGATCCACCTGTACTTTAGTAATAACTTGACCAGTATTGACAGGCCCATACAAATACATTTTTGCAGTAAATGCCAGAGTATAAACGATAGCTCGTCTATCTGCAAAATCACCTTCGTAGTTATCTTCATAAGACACACCAGATAATATCACAGGAACATCTCTCTTACTGTTCATCTGAACAATGTCGTTAATAGTGATTGTATAATCTGGTTGAAAGTATGGTAAGATTTGTTCCACTATCTGTAATGCATCATCACTCTGTTTAGCCATTGCATATAGTTCAAAATCAAGATTATAAGGAACTGGCATATACTGTGTATCTACCTTGTTTGCGGCTGAACCTGACTTCTTTACTTTCTGTATTTTGTTTAATTTTCTTGTACTATCATATGCAATATTACCAATTTCAAAACCAATTCTTGGTAATGTAATTGCAACAGATTT